AGCCGCCGTCGATTATGTCGTACCAACTGCTGAAAGCAGAACGCGACTGCTGAATAGCATCTTTCTGTTCCAGCAATGCTCGCTTTTGTGCATACAGCGCAATGACGCTCGCTTCGTCTTCGTCGGTCAATGCCAGGCGAATGGCCAAGGCCTCTTCGCGCGCAAGGGTCAGCTCTCGCTGCGCGTTTTTTGCTCCAAGCATTTCGGCAATTTCGGCTTGCAACATCGCGTTGCCGTCCGTCATGCCATCGATCATTGAATTGCGCGCGTCGATAGCATCGACCTCTTGCTGCTGTGCTTCAGCTCGGAGCTTGTTTAAGTGTTCCAGCGCTTTTGCCTCTGCTTCGAGGCCGGCTTTGACGAACGGTTGCTGGTTCGTCAGTTTTTCAACCACATCACGGTATTGCTCAAGCGTCAGCTTGCCGCCTTTATATGCGCCGAATAGTTTTTGCAGGTCATCGTAGAACGACGGGTCAAGGCCGCTTTCTTTACCGTTGATTTTGGCGAGCAGCTTGGTGATTTCATCGGTTCCCGCTTTCTGGGCACCAAGGAATGTCGCCGCGGCGGCGGCGGCGGCTTGCGACGCGCGCTGCTGCTCCTGGCTGAGACCCTTGACAGGCGCAATGGCGGCCGTCGATGCAGTGCCAATGCTCATGATGCTTTTTTCCCAAGCATCAAACTCAGCACGCGCTTTCTCGGCGTCTTCCTTCATCGCCCGCCCAATCGCAAGGCCACCTTTGATGTCGCCGCTGGCGAACGCAGCGATCTGAGCGGCCATGCCGCCGATCTCGGTGCCGACTCCTCGGAACACAAACGCAACATTGCCGAAGAGGACTGTGAGTGCCTTTCCGATTTCCAAAAGCGGACTGAAGGACTGACCCAGAGACGTGGATTTATCCTGCGCCTTCAGCATTTCGTCCGCCAGGGCGTTCAGCAATGGCAGCAATGGGCCGATCATGCGCGTCGCGAACCCGCCAGTGCCGCCAAGCAGCACCAGTTTGTCGTTGAACGCATCGGCTTCGTCAGTCATCTGTTTTGTCACGCCTGATAGACGTGTGCCAACTTCGACGAGCTCACCTATCTTGGCACCGCCTTCCGCTAGTAGCGGCGCGGCACCCATCCACGACTTGCCGAGGGCTTCGGCCATGACAGCGGCCCGCTGCTGTGGATCTTTCAGGTTTACAAAAACGTCGCTTAGCTGTTTAAATGCCTCGATCGGTTCTTTTGCGGTGATGCCTAGCGCCTTAAATCGCTCGCCATCTTTGCCAATGTTCACCGAGAGTTTGTTCATCGCTGCCGCGATGGAGTTGAGATCACCTCCCGACTGCTTTGCGGCAACCCCTAGCCCGGCAAGATCCTCCACGCTGATATTCGTGGCTAGGCTGAGGTCCCGAATCGCATCCATTGCATCAATGGCGCTCTTGGCCAGCGAAACGAGGCCCGCCACGCTGATGCCGGCGAGCGCGGCTTTGGCCAACGCGGCATAACGCTCGATCGACTGCGCGGCATCACCAACGATGCGCTTGGCATCGTTCATATCTTTTTGCAGGCGAGCCATGTTCGCGAGCATTTCGATTTCGAGTGTGCCGACTTTCATCGCTTTGGCCTTGTATCAATGAGTGTATCGAGCGCGAATTCGATGCGGTTTGAAACGGCATCGCGTTTTTCTTCCGTCAAGGGCACAAATGCGGGTGACGGACAATCGGGTTTTTCTGCTTTTCTGGCTTGGTCTAAATAGTCACCAGATAAGCGGCGGAGCATCTTGGCTTCCCACGGCGCGAGCGTGATGCCGGCCAACTGTTGCCAAGCGATCATGTCGACCCACATCAGTGGCACGGGGCCCATGCCGGCGGCGCTGGCTGGCCCGGCCTCCATGAGGTAGCTGACCAGGTACAGACCGCCTGATACCTCTGGCAAGTCAGGCTCGCCACCGTCGTCGAGGATCTCCTGCAGCCGCGATACGCGCGCTGGCTCGCTAGATTTCTTTTGGCTGAGCGTTTTATGCTCTTCCGTTGGCGGCGCCGGCGCGGTTTGTAGCCACGCCAGCACCCGCACATACAGGGCTAGTTCGGTGTAGAGCTCTTCGTAAAATTTGCCCAGTCACCGAGGTGTTCTTTCACCTGGTCGGCAATGAAGCCGATGGTGCGGTCGAGATACACCGCTTTGAATAGCTCTGGCCCTTCGAGGCCGTCGTATTCAATGTTGGTGAAACTCTTGGTGACATCCTTGAGGAATTCGGCGCGTTCCTCGGCGATTTCTTCAGGCGTTTGTTTGGCTTTGCCTTTGGCTTTGAGCCTGTTGAGCATTCGGTTGTTCTCACCTGCCTGCGCTTTGGCGTATTGCCGGGTACCGGGGCCATACACTTCAATCTTGCAGCGCAACTTGCCTTCGTCATCCGCGCACATGGGGTCATTGGCGGAATCGAGCAGCTCGATGGTGGCAGTGTCTTCAACGGCGAATTTGCGAATGTCTTTCATGATGTTGTTTCCTTCGTGTGGTGAATAAAAAAGCCCCCGGTGATCAAGCCGGGGGCCGGGCTACATGAGCCGCAAAGCGGCATGGGTTGCGTTTGCGTTATGAACCGATGATGATGATGTCGTAGGTGACTGTGGAACCGGCACCGCTGTTGGCGATACGCAGCAAATCCGCTGTGGTAGCAACGGCCGCGTAGGCGGTGTTGTCTGGTGCAAACAACGCGAAGACGCCACCGGGGCGAACAGTGACGGTGTGGGTGGCCGCGCCAAACATGGTGAAGACGGCGTTTGTCGCCGCAGCACCAACAATCACGTTGTTGGTATTCAACGGATCCGCGCGAACGATGAGGCCGCGGATTTTGGTGAAGTTCAACGCCGCCCCAAACGCATCGACCAGTGTTGCGCCGTTGAGGTCGAGATCTTCGCTGGCGCTTGCTGCCAAGGTGCGTGTGTCCGAAAACACGAGCTGGCCTTGGTTGGCACCGGAGCCGGTGCCCAAGACCATTTGGCCGTTGTAGTTGATCGGGGCCTGCTGGCTTTGCAGATCCAGATTGTCTGAGTAGGCGATATCCGCCAAGACGCGCAAGGATGCGCTGAGAACACGTGGCATGGTTGTTTCCTTTCGTTAGAGGTGAATGCCGTGGATTAGGTGCGAACGATGCCGACGCCAGCGCTGTTGCTGGTGAGTTCGAGCATGACGCTGGCTTGGGTGATGTTGTCCACCGAGCCGACGTTTGGCTTGAACTTCATCACTTGCGCTTGGAAGTAATACTTGCGGCCAGACTGCAGCGTGATTTCAAAGCTGTAGTCGTTGTCCGACACCGCAGCGGATTCAAGCAAGAGCTGGCCAGCGTCGGCTTCGTCGAGTGCCATCATCAAATTGATCTGGCCCTCGTTGTAGCTGCCTTTCTTTTTGACGGTGGCGCGGGTGCCGATCGGGTTGTGCGTGACGAGGTTGTACTCGCGGCCAAACTCGCCAAGGTCGGTGATCTCGCCCACTGCGGTCCAGCCAAGTGCAGCGTAACCCGCAACGTTAAAAGTGCCTGGTTGTGCGGCGCTCACGCGGATGGTTGAGCCCGCTGATGTTCTAGATGCCATGTGCTTTCCTTTCGTTTAAAAATAAAAAGCCCGCAGGCGTTAGCTCAGCGGGCGGGCTATTTGCGACGCTTTTTACACGCCGGCAAAACTGGTTAGAGGTCTTCGATGTAGGCGACTCGGAAGTCCTGTGTTTGCATAAACACGGATGGATCGCCTCGGGAAAACTCCGGGCCTTGACCATCGGTGTGGATCGTGACGTTTTGCCGACCGGCTAGTGGGCCGATGCGGTTGCGCAGCGCCTTGCGGAGCGCGGCAAGGATGGTGCGAACTTCGCCACGCGTGCCGGCCACGACTGAGGCCTGCACGCGGTCGGTGCGGTGCGCGGTGCCGTGCTTTTGGGCGGTGAGAATATTGCGATCGACACCGCTCACCAGCAAAAAGCTAATCGCGGGCAGCGGTGTATTGGTTGGCAGCTCATCACCCATGATGCGAGCGACAGGCACGAGCTTGATCAGCGCCATGTCTTCTTTGGCCAAGCGCGCCAAGATCACCACGCCACTCATGCGGCACCCACTTCAACATCGCCAGCAGCCTCGATGCCGGCCTTGGTGAGACGGGCTTTGATGTAGTTGCCGACGGCGATCACGGCGTCT